GAAGGATGCTGGTGTTGTTTATGTTCCAAGGCTCAAAGGCCAAACACCAACTGAATATGCCGATTATATCGAGAGAGGCAGTTTTTATGGTGCTACAAGACGTACTATTGTTGGTTTCACTGGCTCAATTATGAGAAAGGTTCCGTTTTTTGAACTTCCAGATTCAATGGAACCGATGAAACAGAGAGCAACACGGGAAGGACTACAATTAAAAGAAGTTGCTCAAAATGTGACCGACAAATTACTTCGATATGGTCGTCATGGAATCCTTAGTGATTATGATGATGTCGAAAATCAAGGGATTTTGTCAGAATATATAGCTAAAAATATCTATAATTGGGAAGTCAAAAATGTAAATGGCAAAAAGATGCTAACTTATTTGACTTTGGCCGAAACATATTGGGGGACCAACGATATTACACAAAATTTTGAAGAGATCCCACGGATAAGACAGCTTTCTATTGAAAATGGCTATATGGTACAAAGACTTTGGGAGAAAAGAGAAATCGAAATCAAAGGTAAATTGACTAAATCTGAATGGGTTCAAATCGAAGTTAAACCGGGAGTCAAAGACCATTATCCTGTGGTTAACGGACAAAAATGGAAAGAAATACCATTTGTCTTTTTTGGTGCTGTCAAAAATACACCAGATATAGAACCACCCCCTTTATGGGATTTGGCATGTTTAAATATATCTCATTGGAGATTGTCTGTTGATTATGAACACGGGCTTCATTTTTGTGCTCTGCCAACAATTTATCTTTTAGGATTTAAAAAGAATCAAAAGATTGCCGTTGGACCTGGGAGGGTAATAAGGAATCCAGATCCTGAATCTAAAGTTGGTATCTTGGAATTTACCGGACAAGGTTTGAATGCTGTCGTAGCAGCTCTTGAAAGTAAAGAGAGAAAAATGGCAGTATTAGGTTCAAGACTTTTAGAAGAACAGAAAAGATCGGCTGAAGCTGCAGAAACATTACAGATAAGGACATCTGGAGAAACCGCTACACTATTTACTATTGCTAATAATGTAGAAAGTGGAATGCTAAAAGTATTAAAGTATGAAGCAATGTGGTCGAAAGAAAAAGAAGATAGTATAATAGTAGAGATAAATAAGGATTTTATTAATAAACAAATAGACGCTAAGGTCATCACTGCTTTATTAAATGCTTTACAAGCAGGGAAAATATCCCAGGAAACTTGGTTATATAATTTGAAAGATGGTGAGATGTTACCAGAAGACATAACCATTGAAGATGAAATAGAAAGGATCGAAAAAAATAAAAAAGAAAACGAACAAGAAGTAGATGAACGAGAAGATATGTCGTTTGAACAAAATCAACAAGGGGGAGGTCAGAATGGAAATCCTTTCACACAACAAAATCAAGATCAAGATAGTGAATCTTAGCAATAACAACTTTTGGTATAAAAATGATATAGGTAAAATATATGATGTATATCTCAGGAAAAAAGATGTTTATGTTATTGCCGAAGATTATGATTCTAATATTGATTTGAAAAGATGTATTAGAATATGCGATACAGAAAAGGTCGTACCTAAAATTAATAAGAAGCAGATTAAAAATAAAAAGTCTATTAGTTGAGTTTTGCAAAAACTTTACTTAAAATTTTTTTTATAATATAATTTGTTGAAAGTATGTTAGGCAAAAGCATAACTTAAAAAGATCGGAGATCGAAAAAAATGAAAGTAAAATTAGTATTAAAATCGTTGGATGGAATGCCGGAGGCATTAAGCGAGTGTTACGAAAAACGTGATGACGGAAATTTTTATTTAATGGCTGAAGGACTTCCAGAGTTGGAGGCTATGAAAACAAAAGTAACCGAATTCAGAGAGAACAATATTAAACTATTGAAGGAGAACGATCAACTTAAAGCTGATTTGGGCAAATTCAAAGATGTTAATCTTGATGAATACACGGATCTTCGTACAAAGAAAAAACTATTCGACGAGAACAAGATGTACGATGACAATAAAATTGAAGAACTTGTACAAAGCAGAACCGGACGTATGCGTGGAGATTTTGAAAATCAGATCGCTGCTCTTCAGAAAGCAGGAAATGAAAAAGAAGCAATCTTAAAATTACTTCATAATGAACTTGCAAAAGAAAAGATTGATAACGAAATTCAAAAACATGTTACGTCAGTGGCTGTTCCAGCAAAAGGTGCAATGGAAGACATTATTAGATGTGGTAGAGCTGTTTTCACGATGAACGAAAACAGATTACCGGTAGCTCTCGATGCCAACGGTCATGTAATTCCAGGTAAAGATGGCGTCACACCACTCAGTATTTCTGAGTGGGCAGCTGAATTACCCAAAACCAAATCACACTTCTTTATGCCAAGCGATGGCATGGGAAGCGGTGGTGGAGATCGTAATGGTGGTGGTGGCAACGGAATCGACTATTCTAAAATGAATGCTGTTGAACGGTTGAAAACATATCGTGAAAATGAGCACCGTCAGCAAAGACGATCCATCTAATTCTTTTGCGGAGCAAAGAATCCTGCTCGGTGAGCTTTGAAACTAATAATTAATTCACAGGAGGATTTAAAATGGCTCTTACATTAGTTGAAATGAGTAAAATGGCTTTGGGAAAAGATATGATCCCATTGTCAGTTGTAATGGAACTGTATGCTAGAAACGCTGATGTTCTGCAGTATCTGCCGATTGATGATATTACCGGCAATGCAATGCAGTTCTTGCGTGAAGCTGCGTTACCGAATGTTGGTTTCCGTGGTGTTAATGAAGGATACACCGAAGGTACTGCTCAGTTAGATAAAATCATCGAATCTCTGTCTATCGCTGGTGGAGATCTTGATGTTGATAAATTCTTGGTAGACACTGGTGGACCTAATATCCGAGCAACCCAGGAATCTTTGAAAATCAAAGCTCTTTCTTTGTCTCTTGCTAAAACTGTTATCAAGGGTGATATTGATACTGATCCGAAATCTTTTGATGGTCTACAAGCAAGATGTACCGGTAATCAGATTGTTGCCGCTGGTTCTACTGCTGGTGGTGATGTGCTATCTTTGGCAAAACTTGATGAGTTGATAGATGTGACGGAAGAACCGACCCATCTGATTATGAACAAAACTATGCGTCGAAGATTGACTGCTGCTGCCCGTAACTCTGCTGTAGGTGGATATATTACCTATGATGTAGATATGTTTGGTCGTCAGATCGTGAAATACAACGACCTTCCCATTTTGATTGCAGATAAAGACAACACCTATGCTGATGTTATGCCGTTTACCGAAGTATGCCCTGGTGGTGGTGGTAATACTGGTACTTCCATTTATTGCGTAAGCTTTATGGAAGATGGAGTTCTTGGTATTCAGAATGGGACTATGTCTGTCCGTGATCTTGGTGAATTGGAAGATAAGCCGGTTTATCGAACCCGAGTTGAATGGTATATGACTTTGGCTATTCTACGCAAACGGTCAGCGACACGCCTGTGGGGGATAAAAGATGGGTCCGTTGTTGTATAATTAACAATTTCAATTAGTTATAAGTTTTTTGAGAAGTAAAAAAGAAGTAAAGATTCAAGAAGTAAAAAGTAAGGGTTTGAAGATGCTAAAGTTTAGGGATAGAATAGGCCATTCGACAAGTAGGGAAATCCTTACCCTACTTCCCTATGATAATCAAAAGGATCTATCAAAGGAAATAGATATGTATTATGTTTATGCTTTAAAGCAATGTAATGGAATACCTTTTTATGTTGGATGCACATGTAATTTGTATCGTATCAAAAGACACAAATTACTTGCATTAAATAATCAACACACTAAGCCAATGAATCTTTTTATGAATGAAATTGACTATAATTATGATCATGAAATTTTATACAAAACTGAAGATCGTGATGAGGCAATTTACATAGAAGAATATTGGATTGATGCTTTTGGGAGGAAAGACTTAGGTAAAGGCCCATTGTTGAACTTAGGTGCTGGTGTTAATGGGAACATAGGCAGAAAACTTGAAGAAGTAACTGTTATGAAACATAAAAATAACACAGCAGCACTTTGGGAAGATGATGGATACAGAACTAAAAGAACTGAATCCCAAAAGAAGTTTTACAAAACAAAAGAGGGTAAGGAAAAGATTGCCAGATTCACAGACATGATTACAAAAAATAATCCTATGAAAGATCCTAAAGTTAAGGCAAAAGTTTCTGGCGAAAATAACTGTATGAAAAGGCCAGAAATGAGAGAATGGTTTAGCAAAAACAATCCAATGAAGAAAAGAGAAACAAGAGCTAAATTTTCTGGTGAAAACAATCCTAACGCTAAGAAAGTTGAAATAGATGGGACTGTTTATGGATCTATTGCTGATGCTTGCAGAGAACTTAACATAACTAAAGATAAATTTTATAAGATTTTAAGAGAAACTAACAGAATTAATTACATTTGATTAACGGAGGTTTTAAAATGGAAAATAGAGGACATGTAATTGATACCGCTACAAAATTGCAAGATGCTGGTCTTGTTGCTGCATCTGCTGCCGGTACTTATGTGCTTGACCTTGGTGCAGGTCGTACCACAGGTTATGTACTGATTGATGCTTCTGCTGTTGAAGTGGATTCAGGCGATGAACTTTATACAATCAGTTTGCAAGGAACCAACACTGCTGCTTTTGCTGGCACTGATATTGTTGATATTAATATGATTCAACTTGGTGATGCAGTCCCTTTGCCTGGTGCATCTGATAAAGTTGCCGGTTTGTATCAGTTCCCGTTTGACACTTTTGACGGGCAAAATACTTGGCGTTATGTACGGCTGTATATTACCATTGCTGGTACTATTGCAACTGGTATAAACTTTGTTGCTTATTTGAGTAAATAAAGTTAATTGTTAAATTCTATATATCTTGGTACTGCACCTTCCTCGCTCTAAATGACCAGTCCATTAATGTCATTTAAGGTGTGGTACCAAGTTAATGGAGGTTATAATGAGGAAGATCAAAGTTCTTGCCACAAAAGAAATTCAAGAATTACACGATATAGACGCAAAACAGATGGTTTGCTTAAATCTTGCCGTTTATGCAGATGGAGCAGGTATACCATCTGCTGTCGAAAAAATTAAACAAACTATTGCTTTTAACAAAAAAGTTAAAGAAGATGAGATTATCAAAGCAGAGGAATTAGCTTCTGTTGAAGAAGTTGATCAAAATGTTGTGACAGATCCAGATGTTATTAGGAAACCATTGCGTAAAAAAGCAAAACAAACCAACAACGAAGGCGAACAACATGATTAAGACTCCACAAACAGATTCAGGAAGTGCTTTACAAGCAGTTCAGCCTATTGCTGGTGGAATTGATGGTGCTCCATTAAACGTAACTGCTGTTGCATCAGTTTCAGTAGGCCAAATTGGTACAGATGCTTTTTATATTTATACAAATACACCATTACATTTTAGGACAAGCGCATTAGGAACATTGGCAACAGTAAACGATACACCCATTCCGGCAAATATACCTTTAGTTTTTGCTTGTTCTCCTTCACATAGAATTTCTTTGATAAAAATGGCTGGTGCTGCTGATGGTAGTGCTTGGATTTTTGCTTTAACCGAACCAAATTAGTGAGGTCAAAAAATGTCTAATTTTTCAACTTATGTCGAGCAAGCAATTTATAATCATTTTCTTAGAAATATTGCTATGGCTGCACCACCTGCAAATGTGTATATTGGCCTTTCTACTGCTGACCCTATTGATGATGGGTCGGGTCTTGCTGAACCAGTTGGTGGTGCATATGCAAGACAAATCATTACTTTTGGCGCACCAGCTTCTGTGAATGGAGTTGGCACTAATGGTTCAAATCCAGGTAATATTGTTTTCCCTACTGCTACTTTAGCATGGGGTATTATAACACATGGAGCCTTGTTTGATGCTCTTGCTGCTGGTAATATGTTGGCTCATTTCCAATGGCAGGTATCTAAGAACATAGGGATTGGTGAT